CAGACCCTGCATAGCTTGATCTACCGCCGCGTGGACGACGACCCCGTGACAAACAAGCCGCGGTTCGAGCGCGCCCGACGGCAGGACGTCGGCAACTTCGATCTCATCGTGCTGGATGAGTGCTCTATGATCGGGACGAACATGGCCGACGATCTGCTCAGTTTCGGCATCCCTGTGCTCGCTATCGGCGATCCGGCGCAGCTCCCACCGGTCAGTGACAAGGATGGGTTAGGCTACTTTACGCGCGGCAAGCCCGACGTGTTGCTGACAGAAGTCCACCGACAGGCGGCAGACAGCCCGATCCTGAAGCTCGCCACGCAGGCGCGACAGGGGGAGACGCTCAAGTACGGCAATTATGGAGACTCTCGCGTACTGTTCTCTGGCGACATCGACCCCGACGAGCTCTGGGAAGCGGACCAAGTTATTGTGGGTACCAACGCCACGCGTGCGCGCCTCAACAGGCGGGCCCGTGCGCACTACAATATGGCCGACCCGATCCCGATGTTCGGGGACAAGCTGATCTGCATCCGCAACAATCCCTCGCATGGCATCTTCAACGGCGAGATGTTCACTGTCATCCGGTGTGACCAGACATCACCTTCATGGCTCTCGCTAGATGTAGTGCGGCTGGAGGACCCCACCAAAGAAGTTATCGCCGGAATAAAAGTGCACGCGTCGATGTTTGTTGGTGAGCCGAAGCCCGAGGAGTTCACGCTATCAGGATCAGCGCAGTTCGACTTCGGCTATGCCATCACCGCGCACAAGGCACAGGGCAGCCAGTGGGACAACCTCGTCGTCATCGACGAGAGCGCTGTGTTCCGCGACGACAAGGACAAGTGGCTATACACGGCGATCACCCGCGCAGCAAAGACCATTACGGTCGGAAAGGGGAGGGTTTGATGGATACCATCGCACTGGACTTCGAAACGTTCTATTCGAAAGATTACTCCCTATCCAAGATGACAACAGAGGAGTACATCCGCGACCCTCGGTTTCAGGTTATCGGCGTGAGCGTCAAGGTAAACGGTGGTGTACCAGAGTGGTTTTCCGGCACGGCACGTGAGACCATTGCATTCCTGCAGGGGTTCGACTGGGCCAACAGCATGTTGATCGCGCACAATACCATGTTTGATGCCGCGATCCTGTCGTGGCGGTGTGGGATCAGGCCGAAAGTTCTTGCGGACACGCTATCCATGTCCCGAGCCATGTTCGGGGTAGACGCAGGGCACAGCCTCAAGGCGTTGGCGGAGCGGCTGGAACTGCCTGCCAAAGGAGACGAGGTTGTGCGCGCGCTCGGACTGCGCCGTATGGACTTCACTCCCGAGGCGCTGGCATCGTACGGCGAATACTGCCGTCTGGACACGCACCTGACCTACGCGGCGTTTCGCATGATGATGGTGCGCGGGTTCCCGAAGGCAGAGCTCAAGCTGATAGACCTCACGCTCAAGATGTTTACAGAGCCGACGCTGGAGCTTGACGTACCACACCTCGAGGGGCACCTGATCCGCACGCAGCGAGCCAAAGCCGCGCTCGTGGAGGACGCCGGAGTAGACCGCAAAATGCTCATGTCGAACCCGAAGTTTGCGACCATGCTGGAAGGGCTCGGCGTGTACCCGCCGATGAAGATAAGCCCCACGACGGGGAAGATGACCTTTGCCTTCGCCAAGAACGATGAGGAGTTTCAGGCGCTCATGGAGCACCCTGACCCGCAGGTGCAGGCCCTCTGCGCAGCCCGCGTCGGAAGCAAGAGCACCTTGGAGGAGACCCGCACCATTCGATTTATCGACATCGGTGGGCGCGGCCGGTTCCCCGTACCGCTACGATATTACGCAGCCCACACAGGCCGCTGGGGCGGGACCGACAAGATCAACATGCAGAACTTGCCGTCACGCGGCCCCCATGCGAAGCAGCTGAAGAAGGCGATCCGCGCACCCGAGGGCCACGTGCTGATCGACTGCGACTCCAGCCAGATCGAAGCCCGCGTACTCGCGTGGTTGGCGGGGCAAGATGACCTCACCGCTGCATTCGCTCGTGGCGAGGACGTATACAAGATCATGGCGTCGAAGATCTACGGCGTGGATGCCTCGGTGGTGGACAAAGCGCAGCGTCAAGTAGGCAAGACCGTGATCCTCGGAGCGGGGTATGGCGTAGGACACGTTAAGCTACAGATGTTCCTGAAGACGCAGGCAGGGGTGGAGGTTGACCTCGACGAGGCCAAACGGATCATCGACATCTACCGCCACTCCAATGATCGCATCAGCCGAATGTGGCGCGCGGCGCAGCGCACCATTGAATATATGGAGCGGGGTGACGTGCTGCCGTTCGGGGAGCCCGGCGTGATCGGCGTGGATGCAGAGGACAAAGCGCTTATCTTACCAAACGGCCTACCGATCCGATACGACGGGCTTTTTGCCGAGCAGGGCGAGAAGGGGTACGAGTATAAATACAAGACGCGCCGCGGCGACAAGCGGCTATATGGGGGAGCGTGCGTAGAAAACGTAACGCAGGCCCTTGCGCGTATTGTGGTTGGCGAGCAGATGCTCAGGATTGCGAAACGACACCGCGTTGTGTTGACAGTGCACGACAGTGTTGTATCCTGTGTACCCGAGGCCGAGACAGACGAGGCGCGGGAGTACATAGAAACCTGCATGCGCTGGACACCAGACTGGGCCAACGGGCTACCGGTCAACTGTGAGTCCGGCGTCGGCGCATCGTACGGAGATTGCGAATGAGTAAGACACCACCATGGTCGTTCAGCCGGATCAAGGCTTTTGACACCTGCCCCAAGCAGTTCTACCACACGTCGGTCCTCAAGGAGTTTCCCTACGTCGAGACCGACGCGATGCGGTACGGCACGGAGTTTCACAAGGCGGCCGAGGATTTCATCGGTGACGGCACCCCTGTGCCGGAGCGGTTCGCCTTTACGCAGCCGGTGCTCGATGCACTGGCGGCCAAGCCCGGGGAGAAGCTGTGCGAATACAAGTTCGGCCTGACTGCCGCGCTGGAGCCGTGTGACTTCTTTGCCAAGGATGTCTGGTTCCGTGGCATCGTCGACCTGATTATCATCGACGGGGACACTGCGACGATCGTGGACTATAAGACGGGCAAGTCGGCACGTTACGCCGAGAAGGGTCAGCTGGAGCTGATGGCACTGGCCATGTTCAAGCACTTCCCCGACCTGAAAGTTGTGCGCGGCGGCCTTGTGTTTGTCATCGCAAACGAGGCGGTCAAGGCAAAATATGACCGCGACGGCGAAAGTGATCTTTGGAAGAAATGGCTTTCCGAGTATGCTAAGATGGAGAAAGCGTTCGAGGTGGGTGTATGGAACCCCCGCCCGAGCGGTCTTTGCAAGCGGCACTGCCCTGTGACGGAGTGCGTCCACAATGGGGGAAACTGACCATGCGTAGAGCTGTGGATATAGGTGTATTACGGGCGGCGTTCCGCTACGACCATGCCTCCGGACACCTAACTTGGGTGGGCGTAAATCACCGCATGGTCGGCAGGCGCGCGGGTAGTTCTTCGGGGAGGTACCGAAAGATATGCGTTGGGGGCGTTCGGATGTTTGAACACCGCGTCATCTGGGCCTTGGTGCATGGTTCGTGGCCAGAGGACGAGATAGACCACATAGACCGAGATGGACACAATAACCGCCTCCAGAACCTACGCCAAGTAAGTCGCAGCGAAAACTGCTTGAATAGGAGGGTGTTTAACACAAACCAACTTGGGGTGGCTTGTGTTAAGCAACTGTCGTCCGGAACCTTCCAAGCCCGTATCCAGAAAGACGGAAATCGGGTAACATTGGGGACATTCAAGTCGCTGAGCGAAGCGGAGTATGCTGTAGCCGCGGCAAAACGCGCCCAATAAGGAGTACACTGATGCCATACGTGAACAAGCCACGCCCTTACAAAAAAGAGTACGCACAGCAGAAGTCGCGCGGCGAAGGTGAAGCGCGCCTTGAACGTCAGCGCGCCCGCACTGCCTTCGACAAGAAGAACGGCAAAGCTGCGCGCGCCGGCAAAGACATCGGCCACAAGAAGCCGCTGGCGCGCGGCGGATCGAACAGCGACGGCGTGCGGTTGGAGAGCCGGAGCAGCAATCGTGCAAAGGGCGGCGCATTGAGCAAGCCACCAAAGAAGAAATGATTATGCCCCGCGCATAACAGGAGACACCCATGCAGATCATCGACAACAAGGCGCTTCAGTATAAGTTGCGCAACCCCGCCCCAATCCTTGCCGCCATCCCAGAGAGCCGGCTCATCGACGAGAACACCGTGTGGGTGAAGTGGGACCTGCCACAAGTGCAGACCCTCCGCGCGCTAAATTACGAAGCTCCGTCGCCGATCATTGGGCGGTACGACTGGCCGGGGAAGTACAAGCCGTTCGACCACCAACGTACAACGGCCGAGTTTTTGACGCTGAACAAGCGGGCGTTTTGCTTCTCTGAACCCGGCACCGGGAAAACGGGCAGTGCGATATGGGCTGCAGATTACCTCATGAACCGCGGTCTGGTGAAGCGTGCCCTCATCGTTTGCCCCGTGTCGATCATGGACGCTGCATGGCGCTCGGACCTCTTTAACTTCGCGATGCACCGCAAGGTTGACATCGCACATGGTGCGGCTGCCAAGCGTCGTAAGATCATTGCGAGCGACGCCGAGTTCGTCATCATCAACTTCGATGGTCTTGGCGTGGTGGAAGACGAGATCGCGGCGGGCGGATTTGACCTTATCGTCGTAGACGAGGCGAGCTCGTATCAGAACTCGCAGACCAAGCGGTGGAAGACGTTGAACAAGCTGGTGACAGACGACACGTGGCTGTGGATGATGACCGGCACACCTGCAGCACAAGGTCCAGACAACGCCTACGGCCTTGCCAAGCTGGTCAACCCGCGCGGCGTACCCAAGTTCTTCGGAAAGTTTCGCGACGAGGTGATGATAAAAACATCCCCCTTCAAATGGGCCCCGAAGCAGAACGCCAGCGAGACCGTGCACCGAGTGCTGCAGCCCGCAATCCGCTTCACCAAGGACGAATGTCTGGACCTACCCGAGATGCTCTACGTCAAGCGTCACGTCGAACTGACAAAACAGCAGCAGGTGTATTACGACCGTATCCGAAAAGACAAGACGATGCGGGCCGCGGGCGAGGACATCACGGCGGTCAATGCAGCCGTGCTCATGACAAAATTGTTACAGGTGGCTTGCGGCGCGGCGTATAGCGACGACAGCAACACCCTGCAGTTCGACATCTCCTCGCGGTACAAAGTGCTCAAAGAGGTGATCGACGAGACGCCGAACAAAGTGCTTGTATTCGTGCCGTTCCAGAACACGATCGAAATTCTGACCCAGAAACTGAAGAACGACGGGGTGGCCGCCGAGATCATCAGCGGCAGCGTCAAGGCGGGTGATCGCACAGACATCTTCCGGCGCTTTCAGACAGAGACCAACCCCAAGGTTCTGGTCATCCAACCACAAGCTGCGGCCCACGGCGTAACGCTGACGGCGGCAGACACAGTTGTGTGGTGGGGGCCGACCCCGTCACTCGAGATTTACGCGCAGGCCAACGCGCGTATTCACCGATCCGGACAGGTCAACAGGTGCACCGTTGTGCAGCTCGAGGGCTCTCCGGTGGAGCGGCGCTACTATGCGCTCCTCGACGCAAAGATCGACGTCCACTCAAAAATGATCGATCTGTATAAGGGGACACTTGACTAGGTGTTCGAAACACGCTAGAACACGCGAAACAACACAAAACGGAGACAGACATGAGCGACACACCTGACACATCCGTAGATCGCCTGACACGCATCTACATCAAAATCCGCGATGCACGTGCAGCCGCATCCGCCGAGTTCAAGGATAAGGACCAGAAGTTGTCCGACCAGCTTGACTTGGTCAAGGCACAGCTCTTGAATTACTGCCGCGAGCAGAACGTCGAGAGCGTCCGCACATCCGAGGGCATCTTCTACCGGACCACGAAGACACGGTATTGGACAAGCGACTGGTCGGCGATGCACGCGTTTGTCGTGGAGAACGCGATGCCAGAGTTCTTGGAGAAGCGGTTGAACCAGACTGCGGTCAAAGAGTTTTTGGCCGACAACCCCGAAACTGTACCGCCGGGCCTCAACGTGGACTCGGAGTACGTGATATCTGTGAGGAAAAAATGACAGGTAGTGAGAAGTACGTTACAACGGCGGCTCTGGCGGCACACTTCGGTGTATCGGCGGCGACCATCATCACTATGGTGCGGGCGGGCGACATCCCTACCGGAACCTATACGCGGATGGGGCGGCTGTTCCGCTTCGACCTTAACCGCGTAGAGACCTCGCTTCTTGAGCGCGAGAAGAACCAACCTGCAGATGCGCAGATGGAATTTGACTTCAACCCCGACTCGGACGATGAACCCGAGCACACTGAAACGGAGAACGACAATGGCTGAACTAGACATCTTCAAGGGCAACTCCCTCGTGAACAGCGACCTGTTCAAGTCCCTGATGGACGACAACAAGAAAATGGCTGGCGGCAGTGCGGGCGGGGACCGCATCAGTATCCGGGGCAGCCGCTTCCGGATGATCGTCGGCGGTGAGCAGGTCTCTGTCAGCAAGAACAACACCATGAACATGGTGGTTGTGAATGCGGCGAGCATCGCGCGCACCTATTACGAAGGTGTCTTCGACCCCGAGAACCCATCGGCACCTGTGTGCTGGTCTGCTGATACGCAAACACCGAGCCCAGACGTGCCCGAGGATCAGCGCCAAGCTGCGCGGTGCGCTGACTGCCCGATGAACGTCAAGGGTTCCGGCCAAGGCGAGACACGTGCGTGCCGCTTCTCGCAGCGCCTTGCTGTCACTCTCGAGGGCGAGCCCGAGAAAGTGTATCAGCTGCAGGTGCCAGCGACATCGATCTTTGGTGCGGCCGTCGGCAACGACATGGGGCTGCAGGCGTACATCAAGTACCTGTCTGCACACAACACGCCAGCCATTGCTGTCATGACCGAGATGCGGTTCGACGACGATGCTACTGCGCCCAAGCTGTACTTCCGCCCGACACGCGCGTTGGACGAAGAAGAGCTGCAGGCCGCGATCGCGCAGCGCGACAGCGACGAGACCAAGAAGGCTCTCGAGTTCACCGTGGCGCCACCCAAGGAGGAGGCGAAGACGCCTGCCGCAGCGAAGAAACCTGCCGCAGCGAAGAAGCCCGCTGCCAAGAAGGAAGAGCCTGAGCAGGACGTCGAAGATGTCGAAGAGCCCACCAAGGTGGAGAAATCTGCTGCGAAGCCTGTGGTCGAGACCAAATCTGCCGATGCACTGGCCGACGTCCTGAACGACTGGGACGACTGATCGCCTACGATACAGCCGGCCACGGGGAAACCCGTGGCCGACCATAAAAATAACGGGCGGCGACAATGGACACACATGATTTTCTTACAGCTGTCCTTGGGGACAGCGGCCACTACTGTCTACTCAGTATACCGAGCGAGAACCGGAAGTTCCGCAAGCAAAAATTCTATCCTACCATCGAACGGCTCATACATGCGGCTTACATGGCCGACCAGAACGAGCACGACGTGTATTTCGGCCTCGCCACATTCGAAGACCCTGCCATAGAAAAACCACGCAGCGCATCCAACGCCCGGCAGATGCGCGCCCTGTTCATGGACCTCGACTGCGGCCCGGAAAAGGAGTTCGCCGATCAGCCCACGGCTATTGCCGAGCTCCGAGATTTCTGCAAGGCGGTCGGACTTCGCAAGCCCTACATGGTCAACAGCGGGCGCGGTGTGCACGTTTACTGGCCTTTGGCTACTCCCGCACCTACGACGGAGTGGCGCCCCGTGGCTGAGGCTCTGAAGCGCGCCTGCGCTGTGCATGGGCTGGCCGCCGATCCTACCTGCACAAGCGACGTGTCCCGCGTTCTGCGTGTTCCACTGACACACAACTACAAGGGCAACCCCCCGCTGCCGGTCAAGGTCATGCAAGGTGGGGAGGTCACGCCATACACGCTCGAGGAGTTTTCGGCGGTGTTGGCGGCGTTCGCTCCAGAGGCTGCGCCGAAGCCTGCGGCGAGCAGCCTGCCGTTCACCCCACTTATGACTGCGGACGAAGATCCGACGATGGCGCGCCTGATGCGCAACCGCGTCACGCGGTTCAAGCCGATCCTGAAAAAATCCATGGCTGGCACGGGCTGTGCGCAGATCAAGCACGCGTTTGAGAACCAAGAGGGACTCAGCGAGCCGTTGTGGCGCGGGGCTTTGTCGATCTGTGCTCCATGCGAAGACGCCGAGAAAGGCGCGCACGCGATGTCGCATCTGCACCCGGACTATTCCCGCGAGGAGACGCTGGAGAAGATGGAGGGCATCGTCGGCCCCCACAAGTGCAGCACGTTTGAGGGGTTGAACCCCGCCGGATGCGACGGGTGCCCGCTCAAAGGCAAGATAACCTCGCCGATACAACTCGGCACGGAGATCGACGCCGCACCAGAAGAGCCGGTCGTCGTTGAGGAACTCTCGGCCAGCGGGGCGCTCAAGGAGTACGAAATACCCGCGTACCCCCGCCCGTATTTTCGTGGGGGCCGAGGCGGTGTTTTCCTCAAAGACGTCGACGAAGCGGGAGATGCTGTCGACGTTGAGATATATGGGAACGACCTGTATTATGTTGGCCGCATACGGGATCGCAAACTGGGGGAGTGCATCGTGGGTCGCGTGCACCTCCCTATGGACGGCGTCAGCGAGTTCATCGTGCCGCTCGTCAGTGCCACGGCAAAAGACGACCTACGGAAAGCGCTGTCAGCTGTCGGCGTTGCTGCAATCGGGAAAGAATGGGATAGGCTTATGGCATACACAAACACATGGATCCAAAACCTGCAGACCACAATCGTGGCTGACGAGGCGCGGTCTCAGTTCGGCTGGACCGACGACGAGCTCACGTCGTTCGTTATCGGCGACCGCGAGATCACCGGCGACGAGATCGGGTACAACCCCCCGTCGACCGAAACTGCGTGGGCATTCCCTGCGTTTGAGCCCGCAGGCACACTCGAGGGCTGGAGCGCGGATGCGAACTTCTACGCCCGTGACGGACTAGAGCCCTACCAGTATATGATCTGCATGTCTCTGGGGTCGCCGCTGATGCGGTTTATGCCTGCGCACGCGGCCATCTTCGACATGTATAGCGACGGGTCGGGCCACGGCAAAACAACCACGCAGAAGGTTGCACTGGCGATCTACGGTGATCCCGGCGAGCTTCTGGTGACGGCAAGCGATACGATCAACCACCGCCTGAACCGACTGGAGAACATGAAAGACATCGCGGTGCAGTTCGATGAGTTCACCGAGTTCCCGAGCGAAGATATGTCACCGCTGATCTACCAGATGCACGGCGGGCGGCAGAAGGGGCGTATGTCCGCAGGGAACAACGCCGAGCGATACCGCGGCGAGCCTTGGCACCTGACCATCGGGGTGTCGTCGAACGCAAGCATGCTGGCGAAGGTCCGCAACATCAAGAGCAACCCCGACCCAGAGAGCCAGCGCGTGCTGGATTACCACGTTCGGGCCCACAACTTCACGACGAAGGCAGAGACGGACGATTTCGCTGTGGGTGTTGGTAAGAACCGTGGCCATGCAGTTGTGCCGTTTGTGCAGTACGTCATCAACAATCGCGAAACAGTGCGCGAGCTTTTGGTCAGCGTGCAGCGGAAGATCGACAACGAACTGGGACTGACCGCGCAGAACCGCTTCTGGTCTATTAACGCCGCCGTGACGCTCACCGCGCTCATCATTGCCCGCGAGCTGGGGCTGCTGTCGTACGACATTCCGAAGCTGCATAAATTTGCAGTCAGTCTGGTGAAGGCGAACCGTGCCGCTGCAGTCGAGTCGCTGACCACGATCGAGACGAACATCAACAACTACGTGAACGACAACTACGGCAGCATTCTGTGGATCAAGAGCACCGAGGACAATCGCGGTATGAACAACAGCCCGAACAACAACGGGCTAGACTCTCTCGTTGTTCCGGAGCAGCAGCCTCGGGTCAAGTTTGTGGCGCGGTACGAGACAGACACCAAGTATCTGTTTCTTGTGCCCAAGCCGCTGCGGGCGTGGTGCGCCAAGAACCGGATCAACTATGACTCCTTTGTGAAGGAAGGCATGGAGAAGATGAAAGGTCGCAAGGCCAAGGTGCGCCTGAGCAAAGGGACAAAGATGAACCTTCCACCGACCGACGTTATCATCCTAGAGTGCGCGCACTTGGATCTTCCGGATGGACCCGAAAATGGCAGTTCTGAAAGCTGATGACTTAGACCCTGACGGCGTCCCGATCTGTATCGATTGGGATGCCATGCCTGTCTCGGCTTCGGTCTTTATCCCGTGCATCAATACCAGTTCCGCAATCAAGCAATGCCAGAAGGTGTTCGGCCGACGGGGGTGGCAGATGCGGGCGGCGATCTGCGAACACCACTGCATTTTGGGGGTTCGCATATGGAGAACCGCATGATATAGACGTGGGCGACAGGGTGTCTACTGTCTTTCTCCGCCAGACTGGCCCCCACTTCGGTGGGGGCCTTTTTTATTCCCAGATCGTGGCGGGGCCGTATTGGTTTGCGAGCTCCATCAACCGCTTAATGTTTTGGTCACTCAGGTTGACGCCGTAGTGCATGCGTGAAGTCGTCTTCATGTTCGCCTTCATGGACGCTTCTTTCGTCTCTGGCGTGATCTCAGCGTCGCCCGGGTGGCGTCGGTTGAACTCTGCGATCTCCATCTCGATCTCCCGGAACGTCGTGGTGTCCCCCAGATTCGCGGCCGCGTACCTCTTAGACAGCAGGTCGGAGCGCTCCTGCCGAATGGCATTGTCGATACGAGAGAGCGCGGCATTCTGGTCCAGCTGCCGCGAATATGCGGCGGGCATAAAACCAATGGCCTGAGCAAGAATACTTGCAGGGGAGATGTCGTCGATGATCGGGTCCCCACGCCGTGTGAGGACGCCTTCTTGGCTGTAGCGTGCTGCACGGAACAGGTTGGCCACGGCGGACGGCATCAGGGCTTCCGTGCCGCGCTGGATGTCACCTGCGGCAAACAGCTCTGGCACACGGGTCATGTACTTGTTGGTCAAGCCCACGACGGGCCCGCCTACGCCTTCGATCAAGCGCCACAGTGGGGGCTGATCTTCGGAGTTCAGACCTGCACGGTAGAACGGCGCACCGAGCCCGATCCGTTCCGACACGCGCACGCCGGACAGGTAGTCCAGCAGGCCGTAGGCCCCGTATTCGCCGATGGCGGTTCGCGTCATTGTTTTGAAGTCTTCTTCATCATCGTCGGCGAACGCATCATACAACCAACCGAGCTGCTGCACGAGGGGGAGACCGAGAGCACCCGACAGCGTAGCGAGGGCACCCATCATCCCACCAAGCTGTAGACGCGCGATCCGACGATCTTCCATGGCCCCTGCACGTTCGGCTTCAGGCATGGCCGCGATCTGCGCCTTGGTAGGTACGGACCTCATCATTGTCTGGTACAGCAGGTTGTACATGGACAGCGAGTGACGCTTATAGAGCATCAGGATGTTGCCGATGTCTGATTGCGCCGCCTGTGTTGAGGCCGCCGCGTACATTGGGCCGTTTGTCTTTTCTGCCACGTTCATGGCTTCTTTGGCAGCGGATTGGTACTGGGCGTCGGTGAACTGCAGTGACCCGTCTTCGAGCTTCTTGGCCACCTGCTTGAGGGAGAAGTCCCCTTTGTTGGTGTCCTTGGCGAGCTTCTGCAGTGCCAAATGGTACTTCGCAACGCCGGTGATTTCCCACGTTGCCAGCTCTTGTGTGCACTGCATAACGCCCGCTGCAGCCATGACCTTCTAGGCCGTGGCAAAGCGACCGGTTACGTTCTCGCCGGCTGTGAGGTCTTGCATGAGGGACCGACCGAACAAGCCGTTTATACGGCCGACATCTTGGAACGCCTTCATGTATCCAAACTTGCTGTTGGGGTCGCTCGTATCGAGGTTGTCGATGCTGATGTCGAAGAAGAAGCCCTTCTTCTTGAAACCCTCTACCTGACCCTCCGATGTGATCCGCTCTGCGTTGAGCATGGTGCCGGAACCCATAATCATCCGCGTGGCGTGGCCGAGAGCCTGCGAGGTGGACTTGATCCCGTGGATGGGCGCCATGTTGGTGAACGCGTAAATGGGCAACGATGTCAGCACGAGGAGCGCGGACGAT